GTAGTTCACCGTAGTACCGGCTAGATCGCCCTGGCGTTCTAAGCGCAGATACAACCCGCCGTAGTTTGTCACCGGCGCCGCTGCAACCCATTGCGTACGTGTAACCGTTTCAACGCACCAACCGGTACGTTCTTCTAGTTCGCGTACTGCCGCTGCCCATGCAATACCTATGCTTGGATCGTCTTCCGTATGCGGGATCCGTGCCCAACTTCTGAACTTGGCAATATCAAGCGGCATGGGCGTTCCTCGCTACGGATGGGTGGAGCCGAAGCCCCACCCATCCGAGAATGAGAGGCAGAATTTAACTAGTGGCGTTCGTAACCTGCAACTGAACCAGCGCGTTCACGCGGGTGAAGTTGGAGTTGGCGAACATCATGCCCTGGTAACGAATGCGGCCCGTACCGCTGAGGCTGTACTCGTCGCGGGTCACTGACATAGAACCCCATTCACGCATCGCGAAACTGTCTCGGATTCCGCCGAGCACCACCAAGCAGTTCTTGCCACTGGTGTGGGTTGTGACTTGCGCCGGGATGTACTCAGTGATGTAAACCGGCAAACCGAACAGAGTAAACGGAGCAGCGTTCTGAATCGTTGCTACGTTGTCCGAACTTGGGACGAAGATTGGTACATTGTTGACCAATGTTCCGGCGATGATTGCGTACACGTCTTGCGGAATGATCCAAGCGGCGGTGTTCCAATACGCTGCTGGCAACTTCGTGTAGCGCATTTCGAGAAGTTTGGCAACCCAACCGGCGGACGTCACGCCTGCAATGCTGTTCGCGCGGAGGTTTCCACCGCCTGATGTTGCAGTTGCCGTGGTGATGTTGATGCCACTGGTGCTGGTCACCTTAAAGATGCCAGTTGGTTGATTTGATCCGGAACCACCTACGTAGCCAAATTCAAGGTTTTTCGACAACTGAACTTGCAAATGTGAAAGAACCTCTTCTTCCACATTGAATGCACGGTCGGATTGGACGATGAGTTGCTGAGACACTTCGGTCTTTGGCAAGCAAAGAACCGGTGGCAATGCAACTTCCGTAAACAACGGATCTGCATTGGTTGCTGCAACGGTTCCGCTGTCGGCTTCCGTCCATGCGCTGGTGTAATCAGCAGTCTTCAGAGTCGAGTATCGAAGCGCCTGGTATCCCTGCACACCTGTGCGAAGATCACCGATGTTTCGCATGATGCTTTGGGCCGATAAATACTTCATTACGGCGTCTTCATACACCTTTGGAATCAAAATGGAACTCGAAGCGGTTGAAATTAGTTCACGCTGTTCCGGCATGGTGCCGTTGCGCAAGTAGTTAACGAACTGATCCTTGTACTTCGCAGAGTCACGAATGTCGAGCGAACGCTCGTTGTCGCGCTTAACGATGTTCTCAATCGCAGACGATGAAGCGAAACGTTCACGCACTTGCGCGGCGCGAATCTCTGCATCGAGTTTGCCGAGTTCGTTGGCAACTTCATGCCCACGCGCTTCGACTTCAACGGACATAGTGTCCTGGGCGAGAATGGAATCACGCTCGGTCACGAGCGCCTTACGGGTCTCAAACATTTCGGACAGTTTCATAGTGGCATCCTTAGTCGCAGACGTAGACGGGCTAAGCCCGATTGAAAATGACGGGCCTCGGCGAGTGTCTGCGGATACGCGCCGTCGGAAACGATAGAAATTTCACGCAACGAAATTTTTTGAAGTGTGCGAGTATTGCCGCTCCAACTGTCGGCAATGACTTGGAACCCGAATGACATTTCAGACAAGACCCCAGCGTCCACTAATTGGCGGACGTCCTTTGCACGCTGGGTGTTCGGCAATTCCACTTCGAATGCCAAACCGTGTTGATCGCTGCGCAGTTGCAGCAATCCGCTTTTGGTGTTTGCTAGTAGATCGCGCGAATCGTGACCGACAAGCAGCGAAATGTTCCCACCAAGTGAACTGTCAAACGCGCCGCGTGCAACCTTTTCGGTAAACGGCTTGCCGCCGTTAATGCCGCGAATGGTTAGCGGGTGGCTTGGTGCGTCATAGACGGACGCATAGCCGCCGATCTTGTCACCGGTCATTTCAATTTTAGCGGTACGGATTTCAAGCAACGTCATCACCGATACCTTCCTGATTGTCTACAACGTCCGGTTGATCCTGAATGCCACTCATGCCGCCAGGCATTGACACCATCGGCATATTGAATGAATCTTCCAAGATTGGTGGGACGCCGAGCCGCTTGCGTGCATCGTTTTGACTAAGGATCCCGGCCAACACGAGTTTAGATAGAGCAATACCGGCATCTTTCATGTTTCCGCGGAGCAATACATCAACGTCTAAACGTGCGTGCTGGCCGGGTCTGCAAAGTTTCCGCGTGATCTCCGACTCCCACGCGGTCACCCACATATTCAAAGCGCCATCAACGTAAGCGCGTGCCGTTTCAACCTGGTTCGATGTCTGTCCTGCGCTTTGGTACAGCATTTCCGGCGGAATGGAGAACGCCCGAGCCACTTCCACAACGGAGAACCGGCGCGATTCAAGGCTAGTAGTTGTGCTTTCGCTGATCTTTTCCGCTTTCATTCCTTCGCGGAGAATCAATGGACGCGAAGCGCCGTCCGCATTTGCGTGCATGGTCTGCCAGGCATCGCGGATGGCTTGTACTGTTTGATCGGACATCGCGCCGGGATGGGAAATCGCAATCTTTCCACCGCTCCGAATCAAAGCCGAATGCGCCGCATCCTGGTCTGCGGCTAGGTTGAATGCAGCGCGTGCGGCATCTAGCGGCCCAATAAACCAATCCGGGCGCAACGGATCCGGATAGCAACCAAGATGAAGCACCTGATCGGACGTCAACGTAGTACCGGCAAGTTTGTACACAACGCCGTCTTCGGTGATCTCGGATGAAATCGAATTCGTTGGCATCGGTTGCAGTTCTGCAACTTCGCCGGAACTATCGCGCCGAATCAAGGCAAGACCGTTGCCGGAATCCAGGGCGCAGGCGGTGATATATCGGCGGAATTCGTAGCCGGATTGCCAGCGCGAAGCGTCCCGCGTCATCAACTGGGTAATTGGTGAATCGACCAACTGCCCGGCGCTGTCAACAATGTTGAACGGCAAGCGTGCAATATCAGACGAAATCAGTTGGACAGCACGCACAACGGACGGCAATGATGAAATTGCCGGTGCAGCGAGCGGTTCCGGGCGTGCGTACACAACCGTTGCGCTTCTGAAACCCATGAATCGTGCGAAGATGCTCACTGCAACGCATGGAACAAATCTGCCCCGCGTTGTCAACCGATTATTTCAGACTCCGCATCTAAACCATCACGGTGAAGTACTTACTTCACCCAATCGGGCACGCGCTGGCACTTAGTCCGGTGGATTCGCGTACCTGGTGATGCTCCATGAGTAGCGCGGCCATGTTGCCGGACACGATTACGTCCATATTGCCCTTCCCGCCACGTCCCTTTACCGGTCGGATATTGCCTACGTTGTCGCTGATAAGGGTGATTTGACCGAGACCGGACACTAAAACGGGGTCTACGTCGTAAAAAAGTTGCTTTGACTTTAATAGGTCTGCCCACACTTTCCATGCTGGGGCCATCGTGCGGATCGACTGGTCTACGGTCACAATGGGCCATCCGCGATCTTGCCAGCGCCGAATATCCTTGGCTTGCGCTGGGTGCGGGTCTACGCCGATCTTTCGAACGTCAAATTGGGACATTAGGTTTTCTAATTCGGCTTCGACAATGCTCATGTCTTGCCATTCGCCTGGCATCCGGCGCAGGTACCCCGCGTGAATCCATTGCTGCAAGGGGTTTCGGCATTTCTTTTCGTCTAGCGCGATATCAACACCTGCCCACCAGCACACATTCCGAGCGCGAATCACCGCGCCGTCAACCACAAACAGCGTCAACGCGGTCAAATCGAGTTGAGGCCCATAGCCACCGCGGCTTAGATCGATTGCAATTACCGCCGGTGCGCCCCGTAGCCGGTTCCAATCCGTATCGACCATTTGCCGTTCCAAGATGGCTTGGTCGATATCGCTAGTGGCAATTTCGTGGTACCGGCACGCAAGTTGCGTTTCAAACTCAGCGATTTGCACCGGATCACCGGTGTTTAGCATGGTTTGCGCCGCTAATTGCAACTGCGTAGGGTCAACAATTACGCCTAAACCGGGGTGCGCTTTGCCCCATACGGCAGGATCCGAAGCCGAATCATCGGCATCTAGACCGTAGATCATGGGCCACCAACCCGCCGGATATGGGGTTCCGTCATTGATTGCGGCTTCGCACGCTTGCCAGTAGCCCCAAATCGGGCGAGTCTTTTGCTGCGGATCCGGCGTGGTGATCGCCAGCAGTTGTGACGTAGCAAACTTTGCCAAGCCGGTAAGCAATCGCCCGAACGCCTTATCCATGCGGCTGCATTCGTCCGAAATTGTCAATCTACTAGTCAAACCGTCTAATGCACGATCAGTACATGGAAGCGATACGTAGCGGTTGCCACCGTTCCGCACTCTGCCCGGATGCGCTGGCGTGCTGCCGCCGGTGGCTTTCCATGACAATTCGTCCTTGTCCGAATCATCCAGCGCAAGTGTCTTGCACATGGTCTGCATTCGTTCGAAAGTCTTTTGAGCCAAGCGCCCATCCGGCGCCACGCTTGAGAACTCCAAACTACTAGCACGGTCTCGCATTGCTGCCATCAACATCGATGCGGCAAACTCCGTCTTACCGTTGCCACGTGCCACAACTAGCAATAGGGCCTTGGTAGCCGGGGTATCCGTCTTGACTTTGCCAACTACCCGGCGCCTGGCAAGCAAGACCATTGCCACCATGCATTGCCAAGGCATCCATTCAAGCGGCGTTCCCGCTCCTTCTTCTACGCCCTGCCCACACTTACGGGCAAACGCGCGTGCATCTTCGGCGCGTTGTTCGTCCCACCACACTTCGTGCGCCGCCGGTGCTTTGCGTTCTGCCAGGTATCTGCGGCAAGAGTCTTTGATACGTAGATTTGCTACCGCGCTCCCGTCAACAATCGACTTTGCATACGCGTCCGCCTGGTCGGCGCATAATGGTGGCTTCTTGGAATGTTTTCTGAGCGGTTTAGCGGTACGCATAATAAGGGGCGCCGGGTAATAAGTGCCAATAATGACATTGACCACGGCGCCCTAAGTGCGTCTGTTTGGACGATCCCCTAAGCGCGGTGCCCCTAATGGTTCCAATAACAAAAAATAGGGGCGGGTATTTATAAAAATCAAAATTTATAAAAAAATTCATGCTCAATAATATCGATATCGATTTTCGCACCATGTAAATCAATCTCGCTTGCCATGTGTGCATCGTTATCTACTGCCATCGGTGAGAGATTTGATCGAGTGACATGATTGACAAAGGCTTTGAAGATTGCGCCATTCATTCGTACCACCAAGATGCAATGGCACAATGTGGTCAGTCTCTAAGTTCGCTACTGCACCACACTTAGCGCATTGCATATGTACTGCCTTATGGTTACGTGCTATGCGTGTCCAGGTACCACCACGTGAGCGCACAGTATTCACCATGCTGATTGGCTTACCTAGTCCTGCGTGGTATTTGAAGTGTTTAGCCACTTGCGTATCTCCTGCATAAATCGCGTATCCACTTCTTCGCGCCACACTAATAGCCATTCTTCATCGTCCTGCCTGGCCAGCACGATCGGCAACCAACCTACCCGCGCATCCGTACGCGCTTGAAGCATTGCATCTTCTAACCCTTCGCACCTTGGCGCTACGTTTGGCAAACAGACTTCATCGTCTAGCACTTGCATCAACCTGCTCAATCTGCACACCAATAGGCTTCCGCTGGTGATAAGCGCATCGGATGTCAAACGCCCATAGATGTACGTGTAACCCGTCTTACGCCGCTTCACTTCCACGTGAATCTTCCACGCGCATTGCGCTTCAATATCCGCTTTGCCCTTGCCGTACCGCTGCGCTGTGCGCTCCCATTTGAATGGGAACACCTTTTCCAGCGCCCTGCACGCGTCTAACTCGCCGTTCTTGCCCTTGCTGCGAGAATTAATCACTGCTCGGCTTTCTCAATGTCCCGATCTGTAACGCATGGGATTCTTGGCCCATACTCTTCGATGGTGTCGCGCCGGTGCGGTCGGTCTTCGGTTGTGCCGTTGAATCCGGTCGATCTGACCACGTGCGGCGTGGTATGTAACGCCTCGTAACGTGCTAGGCGCAACCTCATAGCCTGGATCACCAGGTTGAGTTGTGCGATGTGTTCTTTCAAGTGCTTGGCATCGTCAATCATTTATGCAACTCCCTGTAAGCGGTGTAGGACAACCTTGGCAACGTCACGCGCGCCGCCTAGGTTCTCTGTGTGGTGTTTCAGCGTGCTGTAGGCGTCATTGCCCGTTCTTGCCCAATTCTCCAGCAGGAGCCGCCAGGCGCCCACCGCGTCACGGTCTGAGAGACCATGCGAGATCAGTACCCGCCGACATACCGAGCAATGGCTATCGATGTTCGCCCTTGGATCTCTCTGCCGGATCCGGTTTGCTACTTCATCATCAACCGCCCACCCTGTGAACGCGATAGCGTTCGCCTGGTTAGGTGGATTAGTTAAATAAGTGAGTTCGGATCCCTGCGCCACGGGGACGCCGATACCTGCGCCACGGAGGCGCATCTCCGGCGCCCCGGTGGCGCAGGTCGATGCGTCACGTTGGCGCAGGTCAATGACCATGTACGTAAGCGCCTTACCCCGTGTTTTAGTGGCGATACGCCCACTTTCGCGGAGTTCGTCTAGCGTGCGCTGGAGCGTGCGCCGTCCCATGCCGCACTTCGCCGAAAGCGTGCTTTGGCGCGGCCAGGCACGTACGCCGTAGTCCAGGAGCGCCAAAAGCACCACCTTGCACCGGTAGTCCAGGTCGAGTTTCCATATGTCCGATTGCTTCATACCGGTTCCTCCTGGGCACCAATTTGCCATAGCAGTTCCGGCGCCCATAGCATCTCCGCCGCGGTGAAGTGCTTTTGTCCAAGGCCCTTCCTTGTCCGGACGGTTCGTACGCGCTTATCCGTTTGGTGATCCCTAGTCAAACACCAACCGCATACGTCTACGTTCTGTTCGTACATGGAATCCAACTGAATGCCACGAACCAACACCAGGATCTTTTCCCGGATGTACACCGATTCGTCCGTCAACAGGTTGCCGTTTCGTAGGGTGGTGCCCTTTACGTTGATCGAAGCGCCGTGGTAAATCAGGTCGCATTGGTTGGAACGCCAATTAGACGTATAGGTCGGTTCGATCTCAAGGAAGTTTGCTACCGCGCATTCGGCTACGTTGCCAATAAAATGCCGCTTGTAGGAGTTCTTCCAATAGGATTCGGAACCAGTCTTTGGGTCTTCGGCTTCCCGGTCATTGGCAACCATAAAGGCGTGTGCCAACTGGGCTTTGGTCACTTTGACTATCAAAATGGCACCTCTTCTTCGATCACTACTTTGATATCAACGATGATGTGGCCATCTTGCCAGGGCTTCAACTGGATATGAATCATCTTGCCAATGCAATCCGGATCGACTGCGGAGAATGACGTAAACCATTCCACGCCATTGGCTTCCACGCCAACGCGCCAGTACTCCTTGCCCGACTTTGCCGTCTTGGGATCCACGCCAATGCAAACCCCGCGAACTACTAGGCGGTCTCCTGCGGCGTCAGGCTTGGCTTCTGCGCCCTTGGATGGCTTTGGTGACGCAGATAGCGCCTTTCGCGCCGGTGGCGCTTCCTGAGGCATCCTGGTGGCTTCTTCGGGCATCTCTTCGGCAATGCTTCCTTCGTAGTCCAGGGCGGCGAAAGCCCAACCCATCACGCCTTTCAACGCCCTGCCGGTGGCACGGGTCTGCGCCATCATCTGCCTGGCAAACTGCGGGCGCGTGTTCCAAGGGCGTTCGTCATCGAACACCGAGCCGATTCCCGAGCCAACAACGACGCCATTCAACATCACCGTGCAGGTCGCTTCCCAGTATCCGGCTACGCTGTCCGTCGGGTCAACGTGGCGAACACTGGCAGTGCCACTGGTGTAGCCGAGCGACGAGGCGATCGCCTGGGCGCCCTGCACGGTAAGGTAGTTGCGCCCCTGAATCACCTGGGTGTACTTCGCACGAACGATAGGGCCAACGATGCGGCATACCTCTTCGTTGCGCTTCACAATGGCGCCAGGGTTGATTCCTTCGGTAGCGGTTAGTTCGTTCATTGCTTGTTCTCCGGCTTGCATGATTCGTGGGATGGGTTAAGCAGCATGAGCATTAAAACGCCCATGCTAAAACAACCCGCTAGGACTAAAAGTAGATCGGTCATTGGTTGCCTTTCTTAGCGGCAGGAAATGAAATGGATGCCGCCGGTGTTCCGGAGCGCCTTTTGTTCGGTCTTGGCTTTGCGCGTGCGCCGGTCGGTCTTGCCGTGCTTGTCCACTCGGAACAGAAGTTCAGTAGAGACCGTACCGGCAGGTAAACCCGCAGGGACTGACGGGAAGACCGTGGTGTATGCCTCGGAATCCATTGCTTCGGCTTGCTGCACTAGTGCCAGGCGCTTGGCCGTCTTTAGGCTTTCGCATTGCTGGCGCGTCCAAATCTTGCCGTTCCGGATCGTGGTAACTGTAAACATTTGAGCCTCTCAACTCGGGTGCGTTATGTGGATTTCGCTCCACGCAAGTAACTCTACCATGCTTTACGGTACTTCGCAACTAAATACCCAAAGATTCTCGAAATCCAACCCGGCGTAGCCTGGTTTAAAGCCGCTTTACGCTTGGCGCAACCGCCGCAAGGCTTTATTCCTACGGCAGTTGTGGCGGTTGCAATGACATCACCCACGCCAATAGGTTTTTGTTGGTTCTGTACCTGGTGGTTTCGTGCTTCTTGGTTCAGCATTTGCAACTTCCGCAGTTCAAGGTAGCCGGTGGTGAACCGGCGGCAGCGTAAAGAGTGGCCCAATCACCGGTGTTTGGATAGCAGTTTGTGCCGCTTGTAGACGTATCGCAACCGTTGTTGGTGTTAGTTCCGCAATCGCAGTTGTCTCCCATGAATGCATCAGGCCCGTACGAAGGAGCAAAGTACGCGTTGGAGTCAGCAAAGATACGGAACAAAGTCATTGTGCATGGGTTTGACGGTTGCCAGCAGTACTCGGCTTTATACGTTGTAGTCCAAGCGTTACCAAAGCCACCAATGACAACGCTTCCGCAATCACCCTGCACGGTAACCGATGGGACTGAGCGCGAATACTCAATGGCAACGAAGCGCGTATTGGTTCCGCAGCAACCGCAAGTTTGTGGGCACAACAACGGCCCACCAAGAATGACCGTGATACGGTCACCGAGTCCACCCGCTGGCGGGTTGGAGTCAATAACCTCCGGACATCCAAAGCACTGGGTTCCTAGTCCGTTCATCTTGAAACAAACAGACGTATCCCAAGAATTCTCCGGCGGCGTCCAGGTGTAGACGCATGGAATGCCGCATGAACACGTAGGGCCAGCGCGGCTTGTTACAAATTGCTGCGGCTGTAGTGTTCCAAGCGCACGGGTGTAGACGTTGGCTACCCCAAACGAATCCGAAGCCGGGCAACTTTCATCCCGGTAAACGGTGCACGGAATGACAGTGCAAGCAAGTGTGCACCATTGCAAATGCTTCGCGTTTACGGCGAACTTGAAACACACATCACCTTCACCGCCACCGCAACAGCATGACCGTCTTCGACTCATTTGCCGCTCTGCCTACGGCAGTAGATGTAGCCACCCACTACGCCGATCACGCCAAGCATAATGCCGAACCAAAGACTACCGATGAGGCTTTCCGCCGAGGAAATGATGATCATTTTTTTGCTTTCTTAGCGTTGACTGGTCTGAACTTCCTAAACGTGTTTCCGACTGAGCATCCACCCGCAAACGTGACTACGAGCAGCGCCACCATCCAGATCGTGTATTGGGTTGTAGTCAGCATTCCTTATCTCCGTGGTATGTACATGTAGATCAGTGCACCGGCTACGAGCACCGATGCGCCGATGCTCATGTAGGTCAGCGTACTGAAGATCGGATGCGTGTCATCGCTGACGTACGGAATGGCTTGGTGCACCGCGTTGGCTTGCGCCTCAATGCTGTCTAGTTCGGCGCTTGCACGCACCAGGTACGCACGTGCCAGCGCTGCACTAGCCGCGCTCGATGTGGCTGCCTGTGAAATCATCGCCGTCTGCGAAGCGCAGCCGGTTAATAGGCAAGCGACCATCACCGCTAAGTACAGCATTACAGTGACAGCATGGCGCTAACCATGCCCTGCACGATGGCAAAGTACGAATCTTCCTTGGTAGTGATGGTTGTGCCGGAAGCGGTCGCAGAAGAATTCAGGTGTGATTCTCCACCACTGTCAAACATGTTGTATTTGCTCATTACCGTTGCGGTGTAAATCGTGTTGATATCGATCACGCAAAGGTTGTTAGCCGAGCCGTTGACAATTGCCCATGCGTTTGCGGCCGTACTGATTGCAGGACGGTTAGTAGCCCATGTACCAGTGGTGTTTGGATGCGTGACCGTCAAGACGTACGAGATGTTCTCAGCAGCACCGCCTAGCGCAATCCATTTGGATGACAAGAGCGTCACCAAGGCTTCGGCGTTCGTTGTCCAGGTGGTTGCGTCTTCAACCGTGTTGATGCCAAGATTTAAGAAGACCATTGCGCGTCCCGTACCACCGCAAGCAATCTGACGCTCCCGGATTTCCTTGAGATATGCGTCAACAAGTTTGCCAGCGTTGGTGATCTTGGAAACAGTAAGCGCGCTATTTAGTCCACCAAACGCGTTAAGGCACGAAACCGAATAGCCCTTCTGTCCAAGTTTTACAACGCTGTTCCACAACGAAGCGAACGGTCCAGTGGTGCTTGCTACTCCTGTAGCGTTTCCATCCCAACTGCAATGCAAGACTTTCTGCCCTGTACCAGTGCTAAACGCCACTGCTGGGATTGTCCATGATTTTGTGGCGTAGCCGACCGCGCCAGTATTGGTAGAAGTAAATGCACTGTCTTGTGCTGCAAGCGCGGTGCTGTTACTCCAAATTGCACGCGGCTTGAACTGTCCCGAACCAGCGGCAAAGGTGCCGTAAACCAATCGATAGGCAAGTGAAACACCTGCACCCGCACCATCAGTACCAAATGCCAACTCGGATCCCCAGGTTGTAGCAGTAGAAGTTTCCGAACTATTAAACGTAGAAACCTGGACGCTGCTTTGGGCAAAGGTTCCAAGGAATGTTCCGGCTGTCTCGACAACGATTGGATTGGCTCCAAATCCGTGCGGGAACATCAGGGTGTTGGTGGTCTTGTCGTTATTGTTCCAACCAGTCACAGACATGCCTAAATAATTAGTAAGCGCAAGAATGTTGGCGTCTGCTTGTGACGTAGCAATCATCTTTCCTGTACCTGTAGTGCCTGCAACACTTGCAGCAGTACTACTGGCACCAATACCCAAGCCTGCCGTATCCCTGTTAATTGCTGTAACAGCAGTAGGTGCGGCTACGTTGGTCATGCCACCGGCAAACAATGAGGTGGCATAAATTGGCACGCGCAAGGTTGTGTTAAACACTCTATGCCATGCATTGTTGTAGCCACCGTTAGCTGGGAAGGTCGCGTTGCTGTCGCCGATGACAATGACGTCCAATGAATCCGTGCCGTTGGCGGCATCAAGAATCATTTGCGCAGGCACGGTTGAACCGTAAACTTTTGGGCCGCTGACAGAGTTTGAAAGAAGAGCGCGGCGGAGCATTGAGGTATACATTTACGGGATGCTTTCTGCTGTGATGCGTGCGAAGATGGTTGCGATGTGTCGGTTCTCGCTGCCGGATGTCGGGTCTGCGTATAGGACGATGGTGCCCCACGCGTTGGCGTCCACGGTCAGCGTCTGCACCGCAGTCCAGGACACGGTAGCCGTTCCGCCGCCATTGTTGACTACTGCGCCAGTGCCTTCGAGTTTGACCGTACCCACGGTGATGTAGCCCTTGGGCGTCAATCCGCTACTTGTCCAATGAAGGTTCGAGCCGTCATCATGAACGTGCATCGAAATGGCAAACACCTCACCTTTGCAGATGACTTGCGGCGGAATTGGAGTGACGAGCGTGAGATTAGCCATCAGGTGCACCTCATTGGGTTTGGTCGGTCGAAGTAGGCGAAGACAGCGCCGGAACTATCGTTGCACACGTGTAACTCAACCTTGGCGCTTAGTTCTCCGGTTGGCCATGAACCAGTACCGGAATTGTAAATTGATCCAACCGGGCCAATGGTTGCCGCTGGGGCTATCGATATGTTCATCCCGTCAACAAGCGTGGAGGTATTGTGCCACTCGCGCAGGTTGATTGCAGCGGCGTACGTTCCGCTCAGGTCATTGGTTGGCACGGTGATACCAGTACCAACTACCGGAGTTGGGAACCATATGCGTACGGCGTACGTCCATCGGTTTGCAGCGCCTGAAATCGCGGTAGCCGAATCAAGTGACACCAGTACGGATTTAGTTGACGCCTTTTCAAACGCTTGCCTTTGGCTAAACGTCACACCTTCCGAATTGGCATTTACCGTCCGCACTGCGTTGGCAAAACTGTTCATCGCGTGCCGACTAAGGCCGCCATAAAGGTTTGCAGTGAAGACGGGGTTATGAATTGCCATTAGGGGATAGCCACGGGTTCGGGTGCGGTGAGTGCGGCCAACTGTTCAGCGGTAACAATCGCGTTAAAATTGGCAAACGAATCGTACTTTTGAAGGTAGACCACATGAGCCACTTGCAGAATCGGTACGCCGTTCAAACTTACGCCACCGACTAACAACGGTTCGCCGCTTGGGTTTGGCGCCGGAATCTGTTCTAGGTGGTACCAGGCGTCATAAAGGAACGTATGTGAAAGCCGGTAGTAATTGCTATCGATGGGCGCCGTTTGGAACCCTTGGTAAAGCAT